TAAGAAGGTTCACCGTAGCCACTTAATCATTTTCCGTCATGCTGAGCCTGTAGACGTACTCAAGCCTCAATACATTTATGGCGGTGTGCCACTGACTCAGCAGATCATGGAGCGAGTATATGCTGCAGAGCGTACCTCCAATGAAGCTCCTCAGTTGGCAATGTCCAAGCGGACAACTATTTGGCTAACCGATATGGAAGCCGTCATGAGCGACACCAACGCAGCAATCGGAAGATTGCAGCAATGGGCTGCGTATCGTGACAACTACGGAGTCAAGCTGGGCGATAAAGAAGGTGACGAATTCCAACAGTTTGACACTTCCCTAGCCGACTTCGATTCCCTCATCATGACCCAATATCAGCTCGTGGCTGCTATTGCAGGTGTGCCAGCTACTAAGCTGCTCGGTACTTCTCCGAAGGGCTTTAATGCCACTGGCGAATACGAGGAAGCAAGCTATCACGAAATGCTGGAGTCGATCCAATCAAACGATCTGACCCCATTCGCTGAACGTCATCATCAACTGGTTATCAAGTCTTTTGTAGAGCCACAGCTCAAGAAAAAGCTCGACCTCGAAACTACATTGAACTGGCTCCCACTCGATACACCAACTGCCGAGGAATTGGCTGCGACTAACCTTGCTAAGGCTCAGGCTGGACAAGTGTTGATCGGCTCCGGTGCTATCAGTAGCGAAGATGAGCGTCAACGTGTAGCAACTGACAAACAGTCCGGCTACAACGAAATCGGCATTCTTGAAAACCAAGATCCTGAAGGTGAAGAATTAGCCGAAGAAGATTTTGAAAAAGTCCAAGACGGTATTTGGACTCCATTGCCAAAGAATGAAGAAGTCTCCTACAAGACAACTGACGGAGATTTTGAAGATCCCGAAATCGGAGCTGAACCTGTAGGCAAGACACTGCAAGTAACTCAAGACAAAGACCCATGTTGGGAAGGTTACGAGCAATTTGGCATGAAGGACAAAGACGGAAAGCAAGTTCCTAATTGCGTATCACAAGACGATGCAGAATTTAAAGAGGAAGATCATCCTCGTGCAAAAAACGGACAATTTGGTTCAGGCGGGGCTAGTGCAGCTTCTCAGTCTAAAGAGACTAAAAAAAAAGAAGTAAAAGGTGAATCTCATGGATCTGCTGAAAAACCCTCTGAGTCTGCTCAAAAAGAGCTCCCTTTGGAGGAAAAAGGCAAGTCTGAAGGATCTGCACAAGCAAAAGCAACGGCATTCCAAAAGGTCAAAGAGCTTCCTAACGGTGGATATGTCGACCAACATGGATTCGAACATTCACCCGGACTCAATGAGCATGAGCGAAATATTGAAGACGGCTTTTACGAACAAATCCTAAAAGATACGCCTAGGCTAATCGCTGCGTACAAGGATACATTCGGTCATGTTATTGATCCTGACCTCGTTAAAAAGCTAGATCCAAGCTTTGCCAAAGATCCATCATTGGCTGCAGCCGTACATGAGCCAAGCTCTTATCTGTCTAAAGTAATTTGGAAAGATGCGCTAGAGCAAAAGGCTAAAAACAACGATACCTCTGCCACCATGTTTACTGCTGGCGGTAGCGGATCAGGCAAGTCTGAATCTGAAAAGATGGCTCGTGACCTGCTAGGTCTTAAAGAAGATGCTTTAACTTTTGATTCTGTATTGGGCAACTTTAAATCTGCCACTGACAAGATCGATCAAACGCTTCAGATTACCAAGGGTGGTGTAGACATCGTTTACACCAATGCGTCTCTTGACCTTGCTGTTATGCTTAATTTGAAACGCAGCCGGACAGTTCGACTGGATACCCAGCTTGACGCTCATATCAAAGCGTCTGAAAACATTAAAAAATTGGCTGAGAATTACAAAGAAGACAAACGAGTAAATATTACCGTTGTCAATAACAACACTGGAGATCCTCCTTATTTAACAGAAGGATCAATAGCTGACGTTCCTAACTACACCGACAGAGCTGCTATGCGGAAGAGAATGATCTCATTCGCTAAAAAGATTGTCGCTGAAGGCAGGATCAAGGATGGCGAGAAAAAACTCAAGATGCTGCTAGGTTAACTTTGCGATCCTCAAGGATCATTCGGACGTGCTCACGATCAAGTGAGTCTCCAATGACCGGGGATCCGCAACGATAAACTGCACCGTCTTTGGACTGCAAAAACCGGATTGCCATTTTGATTTCGTCCATTGTGACTCCGAGATCATAAACACCGTTTTTGCCGTAGAAGCTATAAACGTAATTTGCGAAAACTTTGAGTTCTTGGTATGACATTGCCATTTCAATTCTCCTTAATAACGGTTTTTAAGTAAACGCTTTGCAGCAGCTAAACGAGCTTCATCGGCTGGAGTGTTGAGACCCGGTAGGATCTGCAAGGCACGAACCATATTCTTGAGAGCTGTTTTGTCAGAATTGCCAGCGATCTTCAGATCAGCAAATTTCGCAGGATTGTTTTTTGCTAGGTCTTGGTAATAAGTTCCCATATCGATCTCCTTAATTTTCTTTGTATTGAGCGATTGCTATTGCCATTGCTGCTTCGGCTGCTTCAAGCGAACCACCAGCAATTAAAACGTTTTTGGCTGCATCGCTGATTTTTCCTAGGTTCATAATGTTGAACTGGATGCCATTGCCAATTTTGTAAAAGATGGCAGAGACTTGGTTCTCAATGATTTTTTGGGCTTTTTTCATTTTCGTTTCCTTTCGTGGGTAACTGAAGACTACAACTCAATAATATACTAATTAAGCATGGTGTCAAGCAATATTTGCATAAACACCACAATTATTTTTATTTGTTTGCAAGGCATTCAGGGCAGTCGCACTTAATGACCTCAAGCTTTACGGCTTTGCGTAGCTCTGCCATGCTGTCAAAACCTTTGACGTGGACTAGATCATCCGAGAACCGAAATCCATAAGGTAGGTTCAGAATGTAGCTTGGGTAATCTGAATATTCCCCATCGACATCCACGTCTCGGGCAACGTTTAATTTGTATGTCATGCTGCACCTCCAAGTTGATTGATTAAACTGCTGATTTCGTTTTGAACGTCAGAATATTGAACTCGTTGATCTACGTTATTAAGCAACTCAAGCAACAAGGCAATTTCGGCTGCATTTAATTGAACGTTCATTTTTAAGCTCCTTGAAATAAAACAGCGTAGTTACGATCCATTCCCTGCATGATTCGTTCAGCACGTTCAGCACCAAAGACATACTGAAGAAACTGGACTGGCTCACCTTGAATAGGGACTCTGTTTCCAAAACCTCGAACAACCAACAAAACATTCATTTCAAACTCCTTTCGTGGAAGACTTACTACACTCTTAGTATCATACTAATTAAGCATAGTGTCAAGTGATTTAAGAAATATTTTTATGGTGTTGTTTTTGTAATACACCTCAAATAAAGCTTAAAAAAGCCTTGACTCCATGCCAAATAGGTATATAGTAGAGATGTAGTCTTCATCAACACGAAAGGAAATGAAAATGGCACGTCAATTAAGTAGGTATGCAAGAGCTGGTCAAATGATCCGTAGTTTCATGCGTGAGCAAGGGATTGTTGGCAGCGTCAGGGGTCAAAGCTATGCAGGAGGCAGCAGCATCAACATTCATGTTGAAGATATGCAGCCAGCAGCGTTGCAAGCTTTGGAGCGTTTTGCTCGTCAGTTCGAGTACGGCAGCTTTAACGGCATGGAAGATATTTACGAATACAATAACGTAAATGATGACTTGCCCCAAGTGAGCTACGTCTTTGTTAACAACAATATTAGCAATGGTTTACGTCAAGCGATTTGGGATTTTGCAAGGGGCTATTACAAAGGTTTAGAGAATGCTCCTGCCGATGCGATTGAAGCTGGCAACTACTATTGCCCAAACTTTGATCGTTACGGTCAGCAAGTAGTCTATCGTTTGTTTGCTGGTGGTTATATGCAAAACCAATACTGGGACTTCGTAAACGGAGTCGAGGAAGAAATGATGGCATGACAGAAACTAAACGAAGAAGTCGAGGGGGGATGGGATACGTCCCCACTGCTGATGAAATTATTGAAGCAAGAGGGCATTTATCCCAATCTAAAGCCGCCAGTTTGATTTATACTACTCAAGCAAGATGGAGTAATTATGAAACTGGCAGAAGCAGAATGCACCCAAGTTATTGGGAGCTATTTAACTTAAAAAGGGAAATGTAATGGCTACTTTTGAAGAAGCAAAAGCCCAATTCTTGAAGAAAATAGGCAATAAATCATGGGGTCAACTGCATGAGGAATTAGAAGCTGAAAACAGTGCTAAGTCCGATAAATTGATGACACCTGAATACATTGCTGGATTTGGTAAGCCTAATAGACAGGCAGATGAAAAAAAGGGCAAATAAGCCTAATAATGGTTTAGTCGGCAGTGCATTAAGACCTAATGCTGGAATTTCTGCTGATTTTGCCAAACCTATCGTTGATTTGGTAGGTTTAATGTATCGTGACGTAAAACGAGAGCTAGAGCGTACCTTTAAAGAAACCAATTTTGGTTCTGCAATGGACGCTTCTATCTCCAGTCAATCTAGGATTATCCTTGCCTATTTATTAGACAAATGGTCAGTTCGGTTTAACAAACTAGCAAAACGAGCTGTAGAGCGTATGATTTCTAGAACTATGCGTAACTCATCAGTTACGTTAGGAATGTCTCTTAAAGAGGCTAGTAAAGATTTCACTATCAATACTTCCTTTAGTGATGCCGTTCTCAAGGACGTAATCAAAGCAAGCACCCAAGAAGCCGCTAATCTCATCAAACTCATTCCCCAAAAGTTTATCGGTGACGTGCAAGGGCAAGTCATGAGAAGTATTACTACTGGAAATGGCTTACAAGACCTTGTGCCTTTTCTCACAAAGAAATATCATGGGAATGTCCGTCATGCCAAGAATGTAGCCCTC